AGGCTTTCTCGAGGCCTCGTCTATCTGCGATGCCGAGGCCTCGGCCTGGGCGATTGCCCCGTCGAGTGCCGTCGTCAGAGGCCCAGCGATCGCCTGGCCGATCGGCTGCGTGGTCTCGGCGAACGCGTTCTGGAACGCGGCGGCCGAGGCTGCGCCGGACTCCACGATCTGGGCGTTGATATTGCTTGCGAAGGCTTCGGACCCGGCCACGATCTCGTCTATCGACGACGTGTCGAACCGGAGGAACTTGCCGATCTGCTGCGCGATGCTGGCGAGCCCGAGAACGGCCGCGTTGAACCCACCGATGATGCCGAGGAACAGGGCCTGGGCGGCGCTGAAAACGCCAGACAAAAAACTGGCCGTACGGTTGAAGGCGTCCACGACCACGCCCCACTGCGCGCCCACATTCGAGAGGAACGAGAACACGCTCCCAAAGTTTTGAATGATGTAGTCCCCGACCCCGGCAAGAAACCTTGCCCCCTGAAGGATCCCGTCGCCGATCGCCTGGCCGATGTTGGCCCCGCCGACGGAGCCGACGAACTCCGTGAACGTGTCGAGCACTGCCGTAATCGCCGGGGACAGGTACGCCTGGACCTGCTGGACCACGCCAGCGATCGTCTTTTGAACCATCGTGAACGCGTCGTTCATCGCCACCACGTCCTGGCCCTGGGCGGTCGTCAGGACGAGCCCCAGTCGTTCAGCCTCCTCCCGAGCCTGCGCGATCCCCTCGGCACCGCCCGCGAACAGCGGCAGCAGGTCCGCCCCGGAACTGCCGAAAACCTGGACGGCCGCCGCGGCCCGCTCGGCCTCGGTCGGGAGGGCTGCGATCGCCTCGGCGATCGCGTCAAAGCGCTCAGCGGGCGACATTTGGTTTAGTTGTTCCATCGACAGGCCGAGCCGCGAGAACGCGGCCGTCGCGGACGCGGAGCCAGCCGAGGCGTTCGCGAACGCGATCTCGGCCTTCTGGCTCGCCTTGCCGACCGATTCCATCGACACGCCGGCCAGGTCCGCCGCAAGTGACAGACCCGCAAACTCACCGTACGTCATGCCCAGCCGGGCCGCCATCTTGCTCGCCGTGTCGATCACCTCGGCCTGCCCTTGCGCGAACGCCAAGAGGCTGCGGACGCCGGACGCCGCCGAAGACGCGATCGAGCCGAACAGCTGCGCCCCATTGATCGCCACTAGGGCCCGCATGGACGAGGCCAGGCCCTGCGTGTCTGATTGCAGAGAGCGGAACGAAGACGACGCCGCCTTGACGCCGGACGTGAGCCCGGACGTGGACGCCGTAAACACCGCGGAAACTTTACCGATCGCAGCCATTTCCTACGGTCCTTTCGTAGCCGCGAACGCGGCGATCTTTGCGGTGATCTCGTCTTCGGTCAGCTCGCGGCTTGGGTCATAGTTGGGGAGGAACATGTCGATAAACGACTCGTCTAGCTTCGCCCCCATCGCCATCGCGATGAACAGGGTCGACTTTGCCGTCCGCATCCAGTCTTCCCCGAACGGCTCCACCCGGTGGTAGGCCATCCAGCGATGAATCTGGTCGAGCGTGACCTCCCTCTTCCATTGTTCGACGTGTGGGATCCGGTGGTGAGCGGCGAGCCGGTACAGGAAGCGATCCGTCAGCCCTGCCCGGCTCCGGAGTTTTTTTCCAGCTCCACCACCACGGAGTCCCCGGACTTGAGGACCGTCTCCCAGCACTGGGAATAGATCCACATCACGACCCGGTGGTTCGCGCGCAGCACTTTCGCGGCCTCGACGCCCGCCGGCCTTCCGTCGGCGTCACAGATACAGGTCGTGAGCGTCTTCGCGATCAGCTCGGCCGGCGGCGTGGCCCCTTCCAGCTCGCGATGAGCCTTCGCCAAGGCGTGCCATTCCTGGAACGTCGGAAAACGCAGGTGGACGAGATCGGCAGATCCGGGAGGCGTCACGGCCACAACGTCGGGCGAGGAGTCTAGGGCACTCAAGATTAGTCTCCTGTCAAGCGAAACACGGCCGACCCCACAAGGAACTGGCCGACCTGTCCGGTTACTTCAAACGAATCGAGAAACGCAGGCAGCGTCAGCGACCCGCCGGCAAACAAAAGCGAAACGGTGCCCTTTAGGCCGACCATTGCGTTGTTGTACGGGGGACACCCCCATAGCGTGACCTCGACCGTCCCCGGGTCAATGGCCGTGCAGTCGTAAGACTTGAGGACGCGAGCCTCCGCCCCGAAGCCGACAACTTCGCTCGACACATGCGTCTTCTCGAAATACACGGCGGACGCGGGCGACGCGCGGAACCGCGTGATCGAGCCTAGACGAGACCCATTGAACGAAAGCGTCGCTCCCTGCGAGGAAGGCGTCGACATACTGCACGGCCTCCGCTTGCATTAGGCCGCGTAATCGCTCGTATAGTTGGCCGTCCACTTCTTCAGCTCACCGACGGCATCGTCCGCCGTTACGTCCATACACTTACACGTCGCGCCCTCGGCGGTAATGGTGGTTCCGAGCCCGGGAGGCGAGTCGAGGCCTTCAATGGTCACAGTCACGACGGACGCGCTGTTAGCCTGGCCGTTGTCGGTCAGGCCGTCCTCGTAGGTCCTGCTCGCACCGTGTGCCAGCGCCAGGGTAGAGCTGTCGAGCTTCGGCACTGCGTTACTGTTCCGCGCGACTTTGATCGAGACCTTAGTCGCTCCAGCCACGCCGAACGCGGAAAATCCCTGCGAGCTCGTGAACGTCGGGGAATCGCCAGACATTTACACTGCTCCTCATGTCGCGGGATAAAAGGACCATTCCGCCGAAAACGTCGCGTACGCGCCGACTTCGTAGTTCTTTTCGTAGCTTTCACAGATCCAACCGGTCGAGACGTTCGCCGCCGTCACGGCCAGAGTCGTGTTCGACCGCAGCTTGCCCGACACGGAACACGTTTTCGTGGCCGTAGCGGTCCCGGCTTCGATGAGCGGAGGCGGGGCGTACTTGCGTTCCGTGTCGCCGAGAACGGTCACGTCTTCCTTTGGCGTTGCGCCGGCCGTCTCGATGTTCTTGAGGGAGACGCTCGTCGCGCCGGCCGGAATGGTCGGCCCGCCGCTGGGAATGGTGGATAGAGGCATATAGCCGGCTCCTAATGTCTGGTGCGATTTTACGGACGGCAGTCGATGCCGAATCTCACGCGTCCCAGCGGATCTCGACGGAGAGCTCGACCGTGTAGGTCGGGGTCTCCCGGCCCTCGAGGTAGTCGGGCTGGCCGTCCCGCTCGTCGAGCACCAGGCAGTGTTCGATATTCGTCCCGTGGGCGGTTCCGGCGAACCGGTGGATCTTGTCGGTGATGTCCTCGGCCAGGTCCCACGCCTCGACGTAGTCGTCGGCGTAGACCGCCACCAGAAACCGGGCCACCGGGTGGATCTGGTCGGCGGCCGGCGTGTCGTCGAACGCGTCGGCGAGGACTTGCTCGCGGGTCGTCCCCTCGCGGGCGTAGATCACGAAGGGCGGGGCCTGGGTGCCGGTCATGCCGACCGGCCACGCCGTGCAGGACGTGGCGGCCTCGATCGCTTCCTTCAGCCAGACGTGCGGGGTGGGCATGGTGTTCCTACTGTGGTGCGATGCCGGCGGCGGAGCCGCGGCGGGACATCCGCGGGTTCATCGGGGAGTTCGCCTCGTTGGTCGCCTTCGTCAGGGCGAGGACCATCTCGGCCTCCAGCCGCGAGGCGATGATCCCCTTCGACGCGGTGTAGGTCTTCTTCACGATGTCGCGCGGCTCGATCCCGCGGGTCGTGCCGAACTCCAGCCAGATCGCTTTCCGCGACTCCATTCCGTACTTGTAGCCCAGGATTCCGAAGACCGATCCGTCCCTGTTCCGGCCCTTATAGCGGGCGACGAACGTCGCGGCCCGGCGGAGCGAGCCGCCCCTCTTCCTGTTGGACCCCACGGTCCGCGTCCCGCCCTTCGGCGTGTTCTTCTTCAGAAGCGGGACCGCGGTCTTCCCGGCTCGCTTCATCGCGGCCTGAAGGTGTTTCTTCGCGACGCTGCGGGGGAGCTCGTTGTACCGGCGCATCAGTTCGCCGATCTGCCCCGAGACGTTGCTCCACCCGAGGACGATCATGTCCGCTGCTCCTCGACCGTCAGCTCGAGGTCGTCGCCGCCCGGGACCTCGACGACCGCGGAGACGTAGAGGAGCCGGTCGCCGCGGCTCGGCCACCGGAGCCGCATGTCGCCGGCCACGTCGTCCCGGTACCGCGTGTAGACCGTCGCCGTGATGCCGCCGCCGACCTGGCCGCGGCGGGCCTGTTCGAAGTAGGTCGTGGCCTCGTAGGAGCCGAGGATCGTCGCGACGGTCTCCCAGGTCTCGACCGTGCCGCCGGCGACGTTCCGCGAGCGGACGGGCCGCTCCAAAACGAACACTTCGCGGTAGCGTCCGGACGGCCGCATCACCAGCCCCCGTTCCACGAGGAGGCCGCGAGCAGGGTCTCGAACGCGTGGGGCAGCTCGCCGCCGCCCTCGGTGTTCAGGACGCCGCGGTTCTCGAACTGGTGGTTGACGTAGGCCAGGATCGCCGAGCGGATCATCGGCTCGATCTGGGAGCCCGGGGCCGCCCCGGCCCAGTAGGTGACGACGACCTTCTCATTCGTGGCCGTGTCGAGCGTCAGCGTGGCGGGGAACGCGTCCTGGTCGACCTCGTAGTCGGCGGCCGCCAGGGCGACGCCGGAGACCGTGACCGTGATCGGGTAGGTCGCCGAGATCAGCACGGGCGGGGCCGGCAGGTGCAGCACGCTACCGCCGGCCTGCCATGTCGCCCGGTACTGGGTCGCGACGAGCGTCACGGAGAGCCGGCTTTCGACGAGCCGGCGGGCCGCGGCGATCTTGTCGAGAAGGAACCGGTCGAACTCCGTCACGTCCGCGAGCATGCCGCACTGGGCCTTCGCGTCGGTTAGCGAGACCGGCTCGACGGAGGGCCACTGGAGGACGCGGGTCGTGTCGGGCTTCGCCATCGTTCCCTCCGGATGGACAGAAGGCCGGGGCCGGCATCCCTGCCAGCCCCGGCCCCCATGGATCAGGCCGCGTCAGGTTCAGGCCTTGGCGAGCCGGGCCGCGAACTCGGGGGCGTGGTTGGTCACGCCGAACCGGGTGTTCGCGACGTAGAGCACCTGGCGGTTCCGCATCAGGACCTCGCGGCCCGCCTCGATCTCGAGGCCGGTGTCCTTCAGGCCGACGGCGGTCGTCATGCTGAAGTCACCGTAGAGGGCCAGCGTGGTCGCCGGCAGACCCTTC